CAGAACCAACTTTAGCAAGCCAATTCCTTGGAATTGCAACAACTATGTTTAGTTTGTTCATTGTATTTTCGCTGATTGCTTACGGTGAACAAAGAGCAAAAGCAAAAAAGAAAGCGCAAGAAGAACATGACAAGATGATTATTGAAGTTTACCAACAAGGTAGAAATCAGTTCAATAATATCGCACGCATGAACATTCGCAATTGTGACCGTCAATTCACATACGACACACAAAAACCAGAAGGGCTACGTGAAGAATTGCTCGCACTACCATATCCGAAGGGGTGATTGCATGAATCTCTATATCTGGAAGTGTGGATGTAAGGATTGTGGAAACACATTTGAATACATCGATAGTTACCCAATCATTGAATGTCCTAAATGTGGGAGCACGGATCTAAAAAATGAATTTAAAGGAAGGGAGTATGACTAAATGACTCAAGCGGAACGAATTAGGGAATATTATAGAGACCACCCTACTGCCTCATATGATGAAGTAGCTGAGGCTGTCGGTACAACAAATAGCAATGTGAGGGCAAATTTAGCCAAAGACATCAAGGCAGGAAAATGTATCCGCTTGGAAGATAAGTCATTTGACTACTCACCTTACTTTAATCACACCAAAGCGCTCACAGAGTTGGTGGATTGGAAAAATGATACCAGACGTGAGTGGGTGGAAATGCTGACTCGTGCAGCAGAAAAAGAAACAGATAGCAACGTTATGCGATTGCTAATTAAAGAAGCAAATAAACTAATGAAAGAGGTGACTAAATGAGATTCTACGTTAACTCAAAATATAAACTGGTATGCGCTCCAGATTATTCAGATAAATTTGGAGATAAAACAGTCAGTTCATTGATGATCAATACTTGTTCATTTACTAGACAGATTGAAGAAGAAATCAATCTGGCAGTCGAAGAAGTATTAAAACGGTATGAAGATAAAGTACCAAAAGAACTTGTGAAAGAATTACTTGAAGAACAACAAAGACAAGTTCGAGCAAGTTATGACACTAGCGCAACGCTTACGGAGGCATTTGATAATGAAAATCACTAAAGCAACAGAAATTACAAATAATGATGCCTGTTACCTGATTTACGGTAATCCAGGCTTTGGGAAAACAACTGCGATTTCATTCATTCCAGGAAAGACATTGGTTATCAATATTGATAAGTCAGCAAAAGTCTTAGCGGGCAATCCTAACATTGATATCGCAGATGTTGATACGCATAAGATTTGGGATGAATGGTTATCAGTGGTTAAAGAACTACTGAATGGAGCAGGTAAGCCATACGACACAATCGTGGTTGATAATGTTTCTGAATTATTCAGAGCTTGCCTTGCTAATCTAGGGCGAGATGGAAAAAACCATCGTGTACCAACACAAGCAGATTACCAAAGGGTTGACTTCACTATCTTAGATAGTTTACGGGCGCTACTGCAGTTAAATAAACGGATTGTATTCACCGCATGGGAAACATCAGATCAATGGTCAGACGAGAATGGCATGATTTACAACAGGGCTATGCCAGACATTCGGAGTAAAATCCTGAATAACTTTCTTGGTTTGACTGATGTAGTTGCTCGTCTAGTTAAGAAGACAACAGACGACGGTGAAGAAGTACGTGGATTTATCCTACAACCTTCTGCAAGCGTATATGCTAAGAACCGTCTCGATGATAGGAAGGGGTGTAAGGTAGATGAGCTTTTCGCTCAGGGATTACCAGAAGGAACTGATAATTGATATTATCAAATCCATGAAGGCAGGAAATCGTAAAATCATGGTACAATCCCCACCACGTTCAGGGAAAACAGTCGTGATGTCCTTCATTGCTAAAAATGCAACCGATAAAAATAAAAAGGTTCTGTTTTTTAGTCATAGAAAAGAAATCAATGAACAAGTCCACGAAACATTTAAACGTGGAGAAGTGAACCTAGACAACGTTATAATTGGAACGGTTGGAAGTAATGTACGTAGATTGAATAAACTGCCTGAGGTAGATGTAATCCTTGTAGATGAAGCACATCATATTAAAGCAAAACAATATCAAACAATTTTAAATCACTTTCAAAATGCAACTCAATTATTCTTTACAGGAACTCCAATCCGATTGGATGGTTCTGGGTTTCATGATCTGGCAGATGATTTAGTCGTAGGGAAATCAATCCGTTGGTTACAAGAACATGGAAATATATCTGAGTTTGATTACTATTCAGTAAACTTACTAGATATGGCTAAACTAAAAAAACGCTCTGGAGAATTTACTAACCACTCAGTCGATGAAGCACTTGATTTTAAAACAGAATACGGTGATTACATCGACCACTACGAACGATTAGCAAAAGGAAAACAAGCTATCGTATATACCCATAGCGTAGAATACGCTGAGAGGGCCGCTAAGCGATTTTCTGAGCAAGGCTACCAATCAGGAGTAGTCAGTGGAAAAACCCCACAGAGCGAACGTGAGAGCCTTATGCAAGCATTCAGAGAGGGAGAGTTAACTATTATGGTTAATGTCAATCTCTTCACAGAAGGTATTGACTTACCAAATGTAGATGTTTGTATCATGTTACGACCTACTGCATCACTTTCCTTGTATCTTCAATTTGCTATGAGGGCATTAAATCCAAGAGAAGGCAAACGTGCGATTTTAATTGATCACGTAGGCAACCATATTAGACATGGCTTACCAAACGATGATAGAGATTGGACTCTTAATGGCACAAAGAAAACAAAGAAAACATCTGAGAGGTCAACAGTAACTTGTGAAGAGTGTTTTGCAACATTTTGGAGAGACCAATTAGAAGACGGTCATTGTCCATACTGCAATGCAGAAGTGATTAAAAAGAAATCGATTGAGGATATTGAACGCGAGAAATCAGATGTTCAATTAGAAAAAATCAATCAAGGAATGGAATTTATTACCATTCAAGGCGAAAAGATAGAGGTCAAAAAAGAAGAAGCGATTGTGTATCGTCGTGTAATGACCTACGGTAAAAGATACACAAGATGTAAGAACTTATCGGAACTTAAAGCGTTCCGTAAACTCAATGGCTACAAACCAGGTTGGATGTGGCACAAGCAAAAAGAATTAAATTTATGGAGATAATAAACATGGCACTTTTTTCAGTAAATTATGAAGCAGCAGAACAATTTTCATCTATCGAAGATGGAACATATGAAGTAGTAGTAGCTCAAGCAGAGCAATCAGCAAGTCAAGGTGGAACGGATTACTTAGACATTCGCTTAAAAATCCGTGATGACTTCCAACAGAAGTTCCGTAACAACCTAATCTTTGATAAGGTATGGATCAATAAACAAACTCTTCAATATCCAGAGTGGGCTTTGCAACGATATGCTAAAGCAATTAAAATCCCCGAAGGAGTTGAAATTAACACAATCGAGCAATTTTTAGGTCTTATCACTGGTAAAACATTGAAAGTAACTGTAAAAAATGAACAGTCAGAATATAACGGTAAAACCTACGATAACTTGAATATTAAGAAAATGGAACAATCAGAATTGCCAGCTTACTCTGGAACAGTATCTGAACCAGCGCAAACTAAAGACAGTGATTTAGATTTGCCATTCTAAGCCTATGGTTGGGATGGTAGATTATGCCCTTCATTATCAAAAATTAGGTTTCTCAGTCATCCCAATCGACAAGAAAAGTAAACGTGCAATCACTAAATTCAAAGATAAAACATTTACTGAGGATGAAATCAGAAGGTTTTGGCATGAACAACCAGATGCAAATATTGCAGTAAGAACAACCGATTTCTTTGTGATTGATATTGATGTATCAGTCACAGAGAATGGTTATGAATCTTTAAAAGAGTGGGAATTATCACAGTATATACCTACTACCTTGACTGCTACAACCCCTAGCGGTGGAAAGCATATCTTTCTAAAAAAACCAAAAGGGGTTGAGTTAAGTCAAGATATTCGTGTGAAACCTGGTATTGATATCAAGGCAAACAAAAACAATTATGTATTAGTCGCACCAAGCAATAGTCCAAAAGGAAAATATGTTTGGGATAAAACAACAGATGTGATTGCTGAAGCACCAGAAGAAATAGTTGCAATCCTACGAACATCCAAAAAAGCAAAAGAACCACTTAACTTCACAACCGATTACAGTCGAGGAGAATTTTCAAGTAAAACTGCAAAATTATTCGAGCAAGTCGTTTTCGGTCTAGGGGATAAAGGTGGTAGAAATAATGCTCTTGCCAGTTTTATTGGTGGCCTCTTAATGAGAGGAGTGGATGTAGATGCAGTCTATTTACTTGCAAAAATAGCAAATCACTATACTTCAGACAGCTTACCAATGGATGAAGTAGATCGAACATTTGAAAGCATGGTTAGAAAGGAGATGGATAGACGAGGTGGCAGTGAACATTGAAGCAGTGAAGCAAGAATACAAAAGTAAAGTCATACAACATCCAGCGTTTATTGAAAAAGCAAACGACTGGAGAGAAATTCGTTTAGCTTGTCGAAATTATCGAGAGAATTGGCTTGAAAACGTAAAGTGGGAAGAAACACAGTATGGTACACGAGAAGAAAACAAGAATGCACCTACTCGTTTAACTGAGTTAGCAGTAGCACAAGGGATGGAGCAGATTTTACACATCGTGAACCTACCAAATGAACGTGTAGCGATTTATGATCCAGACCACGGATATTATCATAAAGACCCTAGTTTCGCTTATAAAATTATTCGGTTACTAGAACCAAACTTTAGTGAAGCTAAGTCAAAGAACGTTCTATTTATGCTTGCATCTACTCCAAGATTAAATCAACACGAAGGTTTTTCATGCGATTTCTCAATCGGTGCATATAAAGACCCTAAACGCTTTATCTTAGTTAAGAATGGCATTTATGACAAAAAAGAGAAAAAACTACAAGGTTTTACACATGAGTTTGTAGCATTCTCGACTATTGGGACAGAATACGACCACTTTGCAAAATCTCCTGTTATAGACGGGTGGGATATTGATAGTTGGTTACTTGACCTTATGAGTGGAGATGAAGAGCTTGTAGAACTTATCTGGCAAGTTATCTCAGCTAGTCTGAATGGAAATTACTCTTATCGAAAATCAATCTGGTTTGTCGGTGAGGGGAATGACGGTAAAGGTACAGTTCAACAACTCATTACTAATCTTGTTGGAATGAGGAACATAGCAAGTTTAAAACTCAATCAATTTTCAGAGCGTTTTGCATTATCTATGATTGAAGGTAAAACAGTGATCATTGGGGATGATGTGCAAGCTGGTATCTATGTAGATGAGTCGTCAAACTTTAACTCAGTGGTGACTGGTGAACCAGTCTTAGTTGAAGAAAAAAACAAACAACCATATACGACTGTTTTTAGAAAAACGGTTATCCAGTCTACAAATGAACTACCACGGTTTAAAAACAAGACCAATGGAACGTACAGACGGTTTGGAATTATCCCTTTTAGAAAGTCGTTTTCAAGTAAAGAAGATAATTGGGCAATCAAAGATGATTATATCTATCGTGAAGAAGTCTTGGAATACGTCTTAAAGAAAGCTCTTGAAATTTCATTCGATAGATTTATTGAACCCAAAGCATCACTCGAAGCCCTTGAAGATTTCAAAGAGTCAAATGATACGGTCAAGGCATTCGTCAATGAATGGTTTGATAAATTCCAATCCACGCGCCTTCCTTCAAGGTTTTTGTGGTGGTTGTATCAGGAATGGTGCAGAGATGAAGGAGTTACAAAATTAACAAAACGTAAATTTGAAACTCAATTAGCAAAAAACGTACCTGAAAATTGGGTTAAGAAGAAAATTAAACCTTTGGGGAAATTTATTCCATCGGTTGATGTTCCAAAACATTATCTCGGTTTTTCTTGGATGGATGATGAAAGTCAAATGCTAACATCGGGGTATGAATTGGTTACCGTTTACCGTTAGGTTACCGTATGTTTTTATGCTACGGTAACCATGTTTAAACCTTATGTATCAAGGGTTTTGCTTATGTTGGTTACCGTGTTACCTTTCTTTTCTATTGAAATAATAAAAAAATAAATAATATAAATATAAATAAAGAGAAAAGGTAACGGTAACGGTAACCTAGAGGCAAAAAAATAGCGCAAACCATTGATATGATTGGATTTTTGTTGGTTACCGTTCTAAAATGCAATACGGTAACTTTTGGAGGTAATTTGAAGTCAGAGCAAGAAATACAAAATGAAATTAGAGTTGGATTGTCTAAAGCTGGTCACATGGTTTTTCGTACAAATGTAGGAAAAGTGAGAATGATGGATGGTCGTTGGTTTGATACTGGATTACCAAAAGGACATCCAGACCTATATGGTTTTAGATCAGATGGACAGATTTTTTATATCGAAGTTAAAAATGAAAAAGGTCGTGTTCGACCAGAACAAAAAAAATTCATTGAAGTAGTTAAGGAGCGAGGTGCTAAAGCAGGAGTCGCTCGTAGTTTAGAAGAAGCACTGGAGATAGTAAATGAAAGTTGACGTACAATGTCCATTTTGTGGAGAATGCTATATCAGAAAAGTAAATCCTGATAAAAGTTCTATTCGATGTTATGTCTGTAAGAAAGCATTATTTCTGAAATATGCGACAGACACAAAGGACGGTGTAAATGATAAAGGTATCGGACGGTTAGCACATGAACTGTTCAACCACAATGAGGAAGTTGTGGAATTAAGAGAGGTGTTTGAATGAGCATCAAACAACAAATGATTGAAACATTAAAACATTCAATCGAGAAAGCGAACGTAAGGATTGAAGAACTGTCCGAACCTTGCGTGAAGTCGCTTGCACACTCACGAAGCGCTGAACGTGATTTTTGGAAGAAGAAACTGAAAAGGTATCAAGAACAGTTGAAGGAGTTGGAAGATGAATGTAAAACAGTTGATTGAGAAGTATAAAAAACTTGAGGGTGTATGGAATGCTGAAGGAGCAGAAATCGCTCGTCGAATTTTTCTACTAGACTTGTACCAACTAGACGAACCAGAAGCAGGTCACGCAGATGAAGCTCCACGCTACATCAAGAATATACTAGCGCGATTGCGAGAATTGCCATTGCATGATAGAGAAGTATGGCTTAAAGCTATCATGGGTGAATTTGAACGGGATTTCAGTCGTGCAAAATGGCGTGAGGGATACGAGCAAGGTAAATTTGAAGGCATGATTGAACGGGAAAAAGTCAAAATCCCGCAGTTTGTGGCGGATGTGATTGAGGGTGCAAGAGAACAAAGCGCAGAATTGGAAGATGCGTTTGAGTATGCTCGGGACGCAGCCTTTAGAGGAGAACTTGGCGAATGGTTTATGAAACTTGAAAATAGAAACACTTTCGCTCGTGCATGGCTGGATGGCTACGAGCTAGAGAAAGAGAAGCGGTATACAGTCGTGATGAAAGAGACAAAACAACCGCTATATTATAATGCTTTCGATGATAAATTATTCTTCTCTATGGGTAAAATAGTTTCACACTTCACCCGACAACAACTTGAAAAACTAAACTTTGGCTGGGTATTCGATTGTCCTGGCATTGAGATTGAGGAGGTAAGGGAATGAAACGACCAAACAGATACCCTTACACAAAAAATCAGTGGGGTGAAGAGATTACAATAGCTCATATGAGCGATAACAGGACTTTTAAATTAAGAGTGGAGCGAAATGAAATCACAGGAGAAACAAGGGAATGAAACGCTTTTTAATTGGCTATTGCCTATTAACTACTTGCTTGTTATTCATGCAACGTGAAGCACAAAAACCCTTGCTAGTTTATCACGCTGATAGTAAATACGCTATCACTGGCAAGGTTACGGAAAAACGAAAAATCGGAAAGCTATTCACTATCACAGTTAACGGGAATGTTTTCGTGGTGAGTGAGGAGAAATACAATAATACAGAAATTGGAAAAGAGGTAACACTATGAATTATAAAGTAACAGTAGACGGTAAAGAAATCGAATACGGTGCACTAGTTGAAAAATCACGTTTTTCAGA